TGGGGGGGGAGATTTCCCCGAAGGGGTCTGGGTCGTCCCGGTCCGAGTCGAAGGGCTCCGAAGATGGGGCGGATTACTCGGAGATCGGGCGGACTCTTCCGAGGCTCGAGACTCCGGTCGCCGGCGATGAGACTCTTGGGCCGATGGTGGCCGACTGGGCGGAGAAGTTCCTCGGCTATGAGCTGCTTCCGTGGCAGAGGCACGTCGCGGATCAGATGCTTGCCATGAAGGGGGGCCGGTTCCTCCACCGTCGAGCGGTGCTTGGCGTGGCTCGTCAGAACGGCAAGACCTGGCTCCTGAAGCCGATGATCGGGGCGGCGCTCACGACGATCGCCCAGCTCCGCGGGAAGCCCCAGCAGGTCGTGAACACGGCGCACGAGCTGTCCCTCGCGGCGATGCTCTTCGAGGACCTCGCGCCCATCCTCGTGGAGCTGTTCGGCGCCGAGGCCAAGTTCGGCTACGGCCGCCAAAATCTGAAGATGCCCGACGGCTCCCGCTGGTGGGTCAAGTCCGCCCAGCCCAACTCCCCCCACGGTCTCTCCCTCGACTGGGTCTTCGTCGACGAGGCGTGGAACGTGAAGCAGGACACGATCACCCACGGCTTCGAGAAGACCATGCGAGCCCGCCCCGACCCGATCCTCATCGCCGTTTCGACCGCCGGCACCGAATCCTCGGACTGGCTCAAGGCCCAGAGGGACGCCGCCATCCGGCAGATCGACGACGAGGTCGCCGGCCCCGTCTACTTCGCCGAATACTCCCCGCCGCCTGGGCAGGACTACCGCGAAGAGCGCTGGTTCGGATGGGCCAACCCGAGCCTCGGCGAGACGATCACCTACGAGACCCTCAAGGCCGAGAACGAGGACGACTCCGACCGGGCCGCCTTCCTCCGCGGCTCCCTGAACCTCTGGGTCGCCACCGAGCAGGGCTGGCTCAACCCCGGCACCTGGGACACCCTCCAGACCGATGAGCCGATGCCAGGGGGCGGCGTCCTCGCCGTCGACTCCTCCTTCGAGGGGGAGCGCTACTACGGCCTCCGCGCCGCGCTCGACGACAAGGACCACGCCCACGTCGACGTCGCCTTCATCGCCGACTCCCTTCCCGACTGTATGGACCGGATCGCCGGCCTCATGGACGAGCATCGCGACATGAAGCTCGCCATCACCCCCAGCATCGAGGGCCACCTGCCCGAGAAGTACAAGCCCCGGAAGGTCGTCGTCGGCTACGGCGAGCTTCTCAAGTGGACCGGCCTAGTCCGGGCGCTCATCGCCGGCGAGGGCCGCGTGAAGCATCGGGGCGACAACCTTCTCGCGGAGCACGTCGCTCGGGCGGTCGCCGTGAAGCAGGCCCAGGCCGTGGTCCTCTCGTCGAAGCGTTCCCCCGGGGAGATCACCTTGGCCCGGCTCCTCGTGTTCGCCGTGGCGATGGTCTCGAAGCCGGCGAGGAGGACTCGAGGGGCCGCCGCAATAAGTCGCCCCCGCTAGTAGAAGTGTGTCCACCTGCTTGCTACAGTTAGCGGTGGATGCCCCTCTTCCGTCGTACCTCCCGCCCCGCCGCCGCTGTCCGTCCCCTCTCGGCGGCCGCTGGCCGTGCCATCGGCAACTATCAGATCTACGGCGGATCGGTTGCGCGCCTCCGCGCCCTCCAGATCCCTACCATCTCGAGGGCGCGAGATCTCATCACTAGCCTCGTGTCGAGCCTCCCGCTCCGCGAGTACGCCCGGACGTGGGAGGTCGACGAGTGGGTCGAGCGCGAGGTTCCCGGTTCGCCGTGGCTCTTCCGCCCCGACCCGGCCGTCTCCCGCCAGTTCTTCCTCGCCAACGTCGCCGACGATCTCTTCTTCCACGGCAAGGCCTACGCCGCGATCACCTCGCGCTACGCCCCGACCGGAGGCTCCGCCGTCGGCTTCCCCGCGTCGTTCACCTGGCTCCCCGCCGCCGACATCACCACCGAGAATGACGACATGGGCCAAGTGTTCGGGCCGGCGAAGGACATCTACTTCAACGGCGAGCTCCTCGAGCCCGAGAACGTCGTCCAGTTCCTCGGCGCGACGCCTGGCATCCTCTGGACCGCGCGGCGCATCATCGCCATCGCGGAGCGCCTCGACCAGTCCTCGCTCCGCTTCGCCCGCAACGAGATCCCGGCCGGCTACCTCCAGCAGACTCCCGGCACCGAGCCGATGAACGGCGAGGAGCTCCAGGAGCTCGTCGACGTATGGACGACGCTCCGCTCGGGCGACGGCGGCGCCATTGGCGCGCTCAACAACTCCGTCTCCTGGCATGAGTTCGACGCCGACCCCTCGAAGCTCCAGCTCGTCGAGGCTCGCCGGCACACCATGACCGAGCTCGCCAACGCTTGCGGGATTCCCCAGTTCCTCGTCGGCGCCGACGCCGGGACCTCCATGACCTACACCAACGCCCAGGAGTCCCAGGTCGTGCTCTACCGCTACGCCGCGCTCCCCATCATCCGCGCCATCGAGGAGACCCTCTCTGGCGACAAGATCATTCCCCGCGGGCGAATCATCAAGCTCGACGTTTCCGAGCTCGAGCATCGCCCCATGGAACCCACGCCCAGCACCGAGGAGGCCCCCGCGTGAAACTCAACCTTTCCCAGTCCCTCACGCTCGTCGAGGCCGCCGAAGGCGAAGCCCCGAAGCGTCAGATCGCCGGCGTCGCCGTCCCCTGGAACGTCGAGGCCGTCGTCTCCGACGGCACCCGAACCAAGTTTCTCCCAGGCTCCATTCCCACCGATGGACCCAAGCCCAAGCTCGCGCTCGATCACGACCTCGGCAAGATCGCCGGCATCGTCGAGGCACTCGAGGACACGGGCGAGGAGCTTCGCTTCACCGCGAAGGTCGCCGCTACGACCCTGGGAGACGACACGCTCGAGCTCGCCGCCATCGGCGCCTATGACCAAGTTTCGGTCGGCGTCGAGGCGACGGACTTCGAGTGGCAAGGCCAGACCCTCATCGTGAAGGCCGCCACCCTCCGCGAACTCTCCCTCGTGCCATACGGCGCGTACGGCGAGCGCGCCTACATCTCCTCCGTCGCCGCTTCGGCGCCCGACGAGGTGGGGGGCCGACCCCCCCAACCCCCACAGAAGGAGAATCCGAAGTGGAATCCACCCCCGAAGTGGTCGAGGCCGCGGCTCCCGCCGTCGTTCCGACCGTCATCCATGCGGCGCCCAAGAAGGCCCGCCAGATTAGCGCCGCCGAGTACATCTCGGCCGTCGCCACCGGCAACACCCGAATCCTCGAGGCCGTCGCGGCCGAAGGCGTCGTCGCGGACATCCCCGGCGTCGTTCCCGAGAACCTGGTCGGCGGAGTCTGGGACTCCCTCAACGACCGCCGCCCGCTCGTGACCGCCCTCGGCACCCTCGCGATGCCCCAGGCCGGCGAGACGTTCTACCGTCGCAAGATCACCGCTCACACCGACGTCGACGTCCAGGCGGCGGAGTTCGACGAGCTGGCCTCGGCCAAGCTCGAGATCGAGCGCGTCCAGGTGGACAAGGTGACCCTCGGCGGCTACGTCGACCTGTCCAACCAGTCCATCGACTTCTCGGACGTCAACATGGTCGCCCTCACCCTCCAGGACCTCGGCCGCGTGTACGCCAAGGCCACCGAGTCGGCCTCTTGCGCCGCGCTCATCTCCGGCGCGACCGTGACCGACTCGATCGTCGACTGGACCGACGGCGATGAGCTGCTCGACAAGCTCTTCGACGCTTCCGAGACGATCGACGCCGCCATCGACGAGCTCCCGACCCACATCCTCCTGGGCGCGGACCGCTGGGCGCAGCTGGGCAAGGCCAAGCTCGCCAACGGCGACCGCCTCTTCACCCAGGTCGGCCCGTCCAACGTGGCCGGCACGATGAGCCCCTCGAACTTCGTCGTGACGGGCCTCGGCCTCCGCGTCGTGGTGTCCAACAAGTTCGCCGCCGAGTCCTTCGTGGTCGGCGCGCCGAGCATGGGCATCGAGCTCTACGAGGACCGCCGCGGCGCCCTCCGCGTCGAGCAGCCGGCGACCCTGTCGACCCGCCTCGCGTGGTACGGCTACTTCGCGGCCAAGGTCCTCGAGGCCGGCGCCTTCGTCAAGTTCGTCAACGACTGACCCCGCTGGAGCGCGTGAGTGTCCGCCCCCACTTTTCCCATCTCCCTGGTGAAGGAAGTCTCGGCCATCTCGGCCGTGGCCGGGGTGTGGACGCTCACGCTCTCCAATGTCGACGGCATCATCGTCGGCTCCAAGGGCTCCGTCGGTGGCTTCACCAACAACCAATGGAACCGACCGACCCTGACTGTCACGACCGTCAACACGACGACCAAGAAGATCACCTTCTCCCACGCGAACACGACGCTCGCCGAGGTGGAGCAGTGGGCGCAGTTCCACCTCTCCGTCTCGTGGATCACGCTCGCCGAGCTCGAAGCCCAGCTGGGCTACGACTTCGAGGGCGACGACATCGCCTGGGCAGACCTCCAAGTCCTGGCCGCCAATGAGTACGCCTTCGTCGCCCGCCGTAACGCCGGCTACGAGGACCACCCTGGCATCGTCCCCGGCGACAAGGTCAAGACCGGCGTCATCCAGTACGCCCAGACGCTCATCCGGACCCGCGGCGCCGTCGACGGCTTCGCCTCCTTCGACCAGCAGAGCTTCGCCGGCGTCCCCGGCCAGTCGCTCGGGCAGATCATGAGCCTCCTCGGCGTCCGCCGAGCCCAGGTCGGCTAGTGGGCCTCATGGCAGACGTCATCGGGGCCTGTGAGGCCCGCCTGACCGCTCTGGGGATACCTCACGCCCACGACCCCGGCCAAGCCCGCCCCAAATGCGTCATGATCGAGCTCCCCGAGCTCCGCGTCGAGACTCTCAAGGTCGTCGACGTCACGGTCCGCCTGGTGGTCTGTGGCTCCCCCCCAGGGAACAAGGCGACCAACAAGTGGATCGCCGACACCGTCGACGACATCATCGACTCCCCGCTCCAGGTCATCGACGGCCGCCCCTCCTGGGCGGACTACGGCGGCCAACAGCTCCCCACCTATGAACTCACCGCCCGCCTCGGGCATCACAACAACTAGGAGAACACCGTGGCCACCACCACATTCCTCGCCAACGCCACCGTCAACATGACCGTCGGCGCCAGCACCTACGACCTGTCCGACCAGGCGACCAACGTGACCCTCACCGTCGGCTCCGAAGCCCTCGAGGCGACCGCGATGGGAGACACCGGCCGCCGCATGGTCGCCGGCCTCCAGTCCGTCGAGGTCTCGCTCGAGATGTTCCTCTCGTACGGCACCTCGGAGGTCGAGGCCGCGCTGGCCGACGCCGTCGGGAAGCAGGTCACCCTGGTCATCTCGCCCAGCGGCACCACCGAATCGGCCTCGAACCCGGAGTACACGATCACGGCGACCTACCTCGAGTCCTTCACGCCCATCGCCTCGGCCGTGGGTGAGCTCTCCAAGGTGACCGCCACGTTCCAGGGCGGCTCGTACGCCCGCGACATCGTCTGAACTGACTAGAAAGGGGCGCCGCCCATGAAAATCACCCTCCAAGTCACCCCCATCGAGGGGGAGCCCTACGAGGTCACGACGACCATGCGCGTCATCGTCGACTGGGAACGCAAATACAAGAAGAGCGTCAACGAGCTCGCCACTGGGCGATTCACCCTCGAGGACATCATCTTCTTCGCATACCAGGCGGCGAAGGTCCAAGGCATCCCCGTCCCCATGTCGCTCGACGGCTTCATCGAGAAGCTCGAGAACGTCGAGGTCGTGGAGGTCGAGGATGGAAACCCTACGACCGGGGACAGTACGGCCGGCGCCTCGCCGAACTCCTAGTAGCGACTGGCTACTGGCCGCCCGACATCCCCTTCGAGCATAAGGACCTCGTAACAGTTATGAAGGTCCTAGAAGAAGTGAACCAGAAGTGATAGACGCCCGCATCGAGATCTACGGCCTCAAGGAAGCGCTCCTCGAGCTCCAGACCATCGCGCCCAAGGCCCGCTGGGCGGCCGTCAACTCGCTCAAGGCCGCCTCCTCGACGCTCGTAAGCCTGGCGACCGAGACCTACCCTTCGGACTCCGCCGTCACCGACCAGCTCAAGGGCGCCGTCCACAAGGGCCGGACCGGCTACCAGCAGACGCGCGCCACCCGGAACGTCAAGGTCAAGGTCGGTGGCAAGCGGACGAGCCAGGGGGAGCCCGTCATCACGCTCGTCCAGTCCGACTCGGGCGCCGCCATCTTCTCCGTCGCCGGCATGAGGGACGGCTCGAAGGGGAAGCCGATGGGGCCGGACCGCCTCGGCCGCAAGCGCCAGAAGATCCAGTCCGAGACCTACGTCCGGAAGCTCCAGCAGGGCTTCGGGCAGGGCCAGCGCGGAATGTGGAAGAACTACAAGGCCATCCTCAAGGAGGCCGAAGGGGAGCTCATGGACGCGATTCGTAAGGTCGCGGCGAAGGTCAACCGAAAGATCGTCCGCTAATGGCTATCTACCTCCCGATTATCTCCCAGTTCTCGGACAAGGGCATCGCTAGGGCGAAGCGCGAGTTCAAGAGCCTCGAGGGCGCCGCCCAGAAGACCAAGTTCGTCCTCCGGCAGGCCTTCGCCTCGTCCACGGCCGCGCTCGGAGGCCTCGGCGTCGCCGCGTTCTCCGCGACCAAGGCCGCCATCGAGGACGGCAAGGCCCAAGCCGAGCTGGCCCGCCAGCTCCAGGCCGTCACCGGCGCCACCACCGACCAGATCGCCGCCGTCGAGGAGTGGATCTCCACCCAGGGCAAGGTCCTCGGCATCGCCGACGACGAGCTCCGCCCCGCCTACGGGAAGCTCATGCGCGTTACCAAGGACTTCGGGAAGACCCAGTCGGTCCTCGCCCTGGCGATGGACGCCTCCGCGGCGACTGGGAAGGACCTCTCGAGCGTTACCGACGTCTTCACCAAGGCCCTCGGCGGCAACGTCAAGGCCCTCTCCCGAGCGTTCCCCCAATACAAGAAGCTCATCGACTCCGGCGCCTCGATCGACGAGGTCTTCGCCGCGATCGCCAAGCAGGTCGGCGGCGCCGCCAGCACCGCGGCCAACACCTCCGCCGGCAAGTTCCAACGCCTTCAAGTCCGCATGGACGAGCTCAAGGAGTCCATCGGCGCCCAGCTCCTCCCCATTATCGAGAAGTTCGTCCCCTACCTCGAGAAGATCGCCGGCTGGGCCGAGAAGAACCAAGGCGTCGTCCTGGCGCTCGCCGCCGCCATCGGCGTCCTCGCGGCCGGCATCGTCGCCGCCAACATCGCCATCACGCTCTCCAACCCCTTCACGGCGATCGCCGTCGGAATCGCGGCGCTCATCACGGGCCTCGTCGTGGCCTACAAGAAGTTCGAGTGGTTCCGGAAGGGCGTCGACTGGATTCTCGGGATGGTCCGGCGCTACTTCGAGTTCGTCGTCAATGCTTGGATCGGAGTCATCAACACGATCATCCGGGGCTACAACCTGATCCCAGGGCTCGGAGACATCGAGCTCCTCCAGCGGGTGGACTTCACCCCAGACACTCGAGCCCAAGCCTCGGCCGCCAACTTCCGCCGAGCCGAATCCGCCACCACCAACGTCGTCGTCAACGTGAACGGCGGAGACCCCCGCCAGGTTGTCGACGCGGTCCGCCGCTACACCTACCAGAACGGCCGAGCGCCGATCACCATCCGCTAATGGCCGGCGAGTACGTCCTCGATACTGGGCAGAGCCTCGCCCGGTGGAACCTTCTCCGTAATGGGTCCTTCGAGGTCGACACCGCCGGCTGGACGGCCACCACGGCCACGCTCGCTAGGACAACGTCTTCGGCGTACACGGGTACGGCGTCCGGCGAAGTGACCGCAACAGGCACGTCCTCGTTTGCCCGCATCGTCTACCAAGTCGACTTCGAGGTTGGCTCCCCGTTCCGCGCGTCGTGCTGGGTGAAGAACACCAGCGGCGTCACTCGTAACCACCGCATCGGCCTACAGTTCACCGGCGCCTCGAACATCTTCGGAGCGGATACCTCGGTTGCGGCTGGCGGCGACTGGACCTATCTTGAGGTCACTGGCACTATTCCCGCCACGGCGACCGCCGCGGATGTCCGCGTCGACATTCAGAACTCCGGCGGCGCCATCGGTAACACGACACTCGTCGATGGGGTCATGTTCGAGATGCCCTCCCCCGGCTTCACGGCCGTCCCGGCCGATACGTTCTACTTCGGCGTCGGCGACCTCACCAAGGTCCCCAACACGGTCTCCAACGCCCGCCTCAAGGACTCCGGAATCGAGTGGGTCATCCTCGCCTACGAGAAGTTCACCTCCGCCGTCGAGCTTCAGACCGCCCAAGTGTTCCTCGGCCGGCGAGACGACATCTCGGCATCGGCGGCTTCGACGGGCTCGTTCGGCGCCTGGTATCCCACAGGCTTCTCCAGCCCCGACAGCAACCTCGCCCCAGGGAACGCCGTCCGCCTTCGTAGGGTCGGCAAGACCGCGCCCCTCTGGCAGGGCCGGATCCGCGACGTCCGCGTGGCCTGGAATCTTCCGTGGGATGGGACGACCGGCAACGGCGACCAGCTCACCATCGAAGCCGAGGGCTATTTGGGCGGCTTCGGACGGTCCGCCACCGACGGCGTCGGGGACTTCCCGGTCGGCTTCGTCTTCGAGTATCTGCTGGACTTTCTCAACTTCGCCGAATGGGTCGCCCCGGTGGGCTACGACCCCACCCTTGCCGACTCGACCGGGCAGGTCACTAGCGACGCGGAGCTCGTCGACGTGATCGCCACGACCTTCTCGGCCTCCACCCAGGACGGCAACCCGACGGTCCGGGTCACCTCTGGCAACTATTACGCCGACACGACGGCCGTCTTCTCTGACGCCATCAACGACGCGACCCACCGCGTATTCGAGGAGATCGAGTACTCCTCCCTCGCCGACGACTACCTCCGCCGCATCCAGGTCGACTCCCCGAACTCGTCGGCGTTCTCCGAAGCGGTCAACGCCTACGGCCGGGACGCCACCTTCACGACGCTCTCCTACGACGACGACGCCGCCATCGGCCTCGTCGACGACCTCATCGACCGCTACGGCGAAGCCGCCTTCCGGGTCACTTCGGTCGCCTGCCGAGCCGAAGCCCAGCACACCATGAACCTCGACGGCCTCGACTCGACGGACCCCTGGAACGAGCTCATCGGCAAGAGGACCGAGGTCACCTTCCGGGGTACCAACATCAAGGTCCGAATCCAGGGCGTCGAGTTCGTCGCCTCGCCCGAGACGGCGCTCTATCGTTACTTCTTCTCCGCCGAGAATCCGGTGGAGTATCTCATCCTCGACTCCTCTGACTATGGGGTCCTCGACACAAATAGGCTTGGCTGGTAATGGCAACTCCCCCCGTATTCACCCCCGGCGCGGTCCTCACCGCCGCCCAGATGAACCAGGTCGGTCTCTGGCTCGTCAAGACCGAGACCATCGGCTCCGGCGTCACGTCGGTCGTCGTCTCCGACGCCTTCTCGGCCGACTTCGACAACTACCTCATCCAAGCCACCGGCGGCGTCACGAGCGCGACCGTCACCGTCACCATGGCGCTCGGCGGCTCGACGACCGGCTACTACTCCGGCGCGACCATCGTCACCTATGCCACCGGGGCCGTCACCGGAGTCGCCGCCAACAACGCCGCCGCCTGGAACGTCGGACTCGCCACCACCGGCCTCATCAACGTCGCCGTCACCGTCATGGGGCCGAACCTCACCGACCCGACGACCTACCAGTCCTTCGACTCCAACACCACCAGCCAGGCCCGCAACTGGGTCGGCTACCACTCGCCCGCCACCGCCTACACGAGCTTCACCCTCGCCGGCGGAACCTTCACCGGCGGAACCATCCGCGTCTACGGGTACAACCCCGGCTAACCAAGGAAAGCAGCATGAAAGTGACCAACCCCCCCAAGGCATGGATCATCCTCTTCGGCATGGCGCTCGTCGCCGGCCTCATGGCGATCGGCCGCATCACCCCCGAAGCAGGGCTCCCGCTCATCTCGGCCGGACTCTTCTACGGCATCGGCAACGGCGTCGCGGCCAAGAAGGGCGGCTCCGAGCCCATCTTCGGCCCCGCCGATGAGTGAACCAGTCAAGGCCCCGCGCCTCGACGACACCCTTCGCCTCTTCGGCAACGGCAAGCTCCCCGCCACACTCCTCCGATCCATCAAGGCCGGAGGCCGGCTCTACGCCCCCGCCGCCGTCGCCTTCGACCGGATGTACGCCGCCGCCGAGAAGGACGGAATAGTCCTCAAGAGCGTCTCCGCCGGGTATCGGTCCCACGAGCGCCAGAAGGCCCTCTTCCTCGAGCGCTACTCCAAGCTCCCCACCCTTCGCCGGCCCCAGGTGACCCGAGTCTGGGAAGGCCGCAAGTGGTACCTCAAGCGCGGCAAGAGCCCCTCGGCGACGCCTGGCAAGTCGAACCACGGCTGGGGCCTCTCCCAAGACCTCGAGGTCCCGACCAAGACCTACCGCTGGCTCTGTGCCAACGCTCCCCGCTTCGGCTTCTACATGGAGGCCCCCCGGTCCTCGCCGAACTTCGAGGCCTGGCATTGGACCTACTGTGACCTCAAGTAGCTCATCCGCGCCCTACGTCTAGGTAATCATTGACCTAAGCGAAAGGGGAGCCCGTGGGACTCATGGACGACATCGAAGCCGAGAAGGCACAAGCCAAGAAGGGGCCGGACTGTGGCTTCGTGGAGATCTACAAGGCCCTCCACAAGCCCGACGCCGACGACCTCCGCGACGCCCTAGCGCGCCCCGAGATCTCCTCGGCCGTGATCGCCCGCGTCCTCGGGAAGCAGGGCCACAAGGTCCAGAGCCAGACCGTCGCCCGCCATCGTCGAGGGGAGTGCTCCTGTGTCCGCGTTTGAGACCGACCAGCAGCTCGAGGACCTCCGCCGCGCGCTTGAGAACACCCAGCGCCAGCTCGCCAAGGCCCGCGCGAAGACCGACGAGCTCGTCGCCGCGACCATCCAGGCGGCCTATGACGCCCAGCTCTCCCTTGGCGGCGTGAAGCCACCCGCCAAGCGCCCCGCCTCAAAGAAGAAGGGCGGCGAGGTCGCCCTCTGGCATCTCACCGACTGGCAGGGCGGGAAGCGGACCACGACCTACGACTCGACCGTCATGAGGGACCGCGTTCTTCGCTTCTGTGACAAGGCCGCCGCCATCACCGAGATCCAGCGGGCCGACCACCCCGTCGACGAGCTCGTCATCATGTTCGGCGGGGACATGGTCGAGGGCCTCTTCAACTTCCCGACCCAGTCCTGGGAGGTCGACTCGAGCCTCTTCGGCCAGTACGTCCGGGTCTCCCGGCTTCTCGTCGACGTTGTCCAGTTCGCGCTCCACGAGTACTCGAAGGTCCGCGTGGTCGGCGAGTGGGGGAACCACGGCCGCATCGGCTCCATCCGCGACAACGTCCCGAGGGCCGACAACGTGGACCGAATGTGCTACGAGCTCGCCCGCCAGCTCCTCGCCGACGATCCCCGCGTCGAGTGGGAGGACTCGGCAGAGGACATCCAGTACGTCCAGGTCGGCGAGTACGCCTGCCTGCTCATCCACGGCGACGAGGTCGGCCGCGGCGGCACGACCAGCGCCAACACTCTCGTCAACTGGTCGAACCGGCAGGCCTCGGGCGCGTACCCTCTGCCCTTCCGCGACGTCTTCATCGGCCACTATCACACCCATAACGAGTGGGCGATGGCGAACGGCAAGGGCGCCGTCTATCAGACCGGCTCGACCGAGTCGGACAACCGCTACGCCAACGTCATGCTCGCCGCGTCGGCCATACCCTCCCAACGGCTCCACTTCGTCGACCCGGTCCGCGGCCGCACGACCGCCCAGTACAAGGTCTTCGTCCATGAATGACGCCGCCTACTTCGCCGCCATGGGCGCCCTAGTGGCGCTCCTCGTCTGGCTCGGGATCGACTAGTGGAGCGCGTCGAGGTCATCTGGGCCGACGCCCACGCCGGCGACAACGAGACTTGGATCGCGCTGGAGGACGTCC